CATCTTTACGCTTGTAGTAAATCTGGAGGTCTGCTGCTGTTTGAACCTCGCGCAAGTAGTCCTCTACTCGCTTGTTCTGCATCAGGCCTGAATCCTTCATAGTCTTGTAGGCATCCCAAGAGAAACCTGACTTATGAGGAATAAGGAAGTTCGCAGATAATGGATAGTTCTTGAATAGATCTTTATTCTGGTCTACAAAGTAGCCTGCTTCATCCGCATAACGGATCATTGCAATAGACTTCTTCTCAGACTCAGCAATAGTAAACGGAACTTGGTTAGGATAAAGTTCTACCCACTTAGCCATAGCACCGTCGTAATTACCTGGATACTGGTCTAGTAATTTATTCCAAGTTTGCTTGAAGTTAGCACGACCATTATCAGAAATCCATTGAGCCATATCTGACTTCAATGTAACCTGTGGTGATGCTGGCGCAAAGAAACCAAACGCAAAACGCATACCAAGAATAGCAAGTGTAGTGTTCTTAACTGCTAAGCGGTAAGCCTCTTGCTCTGCAGGTGTTGGAGGAATTAAATTATTCTCGTCATCATACTTCTTAGGCAGTCCGTGACCGCCTGCTTCTAGGTATGTAACAGCCTTGCGCCAAGCAGATGCGTACTGTGAGTTACGATCATCTTGGTTCATTGCTGCGTATAGACGGTTAATATGTGCTGGCAATACCGCTGAAAGGAATGGTTGGTCTACAGCATACTTACCAAGGGTGTATCCCTTAATTGTATCTGCAGCACCTGGTGAGAAGATGTCAACAAGTTCAGTTATAGTACCAATTGATACACCAGCTAACGGACCTGAGAACGTAGGCACTAATGAATCTGGGTTCAATGAAGGTGTAATCATCTTCAGCTGTGCGCCAAACTCAACAGGGAAAGGAACCTTAAATTCCTTTTCAATTCCTAAACGCTCTAATGTATTGTTAACAGCGTTGTATACAGGTGCAATACCTGGGTATACAAAGTATGGTTGACCTTGATCGTCTTCTTGTACCCAACCTGAATGAGTAATTCCCTCGTAAGTCAAACCTGCACGAGTGATTGCCTCTGGGTTGTAGCGCACAACTCGGTACATACGACGATAGAAGTCTTCAGTAGCACGATAGAAGCGTGCAAAGTTACGGATAGAAAATGCTAACTGTGTACGAACTAGTGGGTTATCCACATATGCCAGTGTCTGTGACACTGCACGCTCTTCAACAACCATTGCTAGGTCGCGCTTTGCGCGTTCTGTAGCTGCAGCAATTCCACCTGTATTAGTAGGGTCAATACCCTTTGTATAGGATGAAATCCACGCATCTTCAAAGCCTGTCTTACGCATCTGCTTACGAATGTCAAGCATATTTTCAAAGACAATAGGCTGACGTGACATACGTGCGTTAGCAAGACCCAAGAAGGTCCAACCGTTAGTCATAATGTTAGAAGTAATCTGGTTTGCTTCGACCGCAGGGATAAGCGTAGGTCCAACAATTACGTTGGGTACATCTAAAGTATTAGTTGGCAGATCATCTAGTGATAGTGAGCCTGATACCTTCCAAACACCGTCATCGCCCTGAACTCTAATCTTATTAAGTAGGTCAAGGTTAAGCGTTGTGCCATCTTTCTTGACAAAGTTTTCCTTGGCACGAGCAAATGCTACACGAGCAATGCTTGTTGCATCTAAGTCATTGCTTAGACGTGCATCCTTGAGGAACTGTGAACCACCCTTGGTGGTCATAATCCAGTCAGTCATACGCTTGATAGCTTCTTTTTCGTTATCAAGGTTAGCAACTGCAATACGACCTAGTTTATCGTTTGAGTAATACCCAATACGCATCATCCAGGTAACCATCGAGGCTTCATCCTGTGGAGATACAGCCTGTAAAGCGTATCCACGCTCACCTGGCTTCTTAACAAATGCTGTCTTAGGAGCAACAATGTTCAATGCGTGAACACGTGTACCTGTTTGACGAGCAAGATTAGTAGCACGGGTAATGTAATCATTACCAGTTACAAAGTTCATACCGCCTTCAGAGGCTACAGATACAGCATTTTCAATATCGCCATACTTGATCTGCTCTTGCAGTAGTTCAATTTCCTTGCTATTCATTGGCTTCATACCAACAGATGCACGGAAACGGTTAAGGCGGCCTGATGTTAGTGTCTCAGCAAATACTTGACGTGCTTGCTGAACCATACCACCTGATACTTCTTTGTTTAATGTCTTTAACTCATCGTCAAGTACCTTGTAGTTAGGACTATCTTTAGGAGTTAGTTTTAATTCCTTGTTGATATTAGCAATACGTTCCTTGCTAGCCTTAAAATTCTTTTCAATCTGTACTAACTTAGCGGTTGTTTCGTCAATTTCCTTACGATTAACCATACGCATAGCAAGACCTAGTGGGTTATTAGCCCAGTTAGTGGCGCCATTTTCTAGTTTTTGCGCTGCAGCTAGATATGTATTAACGCGAGTAGACAACATACGAGACTTTGCAATACCCCACGGTGATACACCGATAGCAAGGTTGACCATAAGGTCCTCACCTGCATTACGAAGTGCATAACGAGGACCGGCAAGTGTCAAGAATGACCAAGCACTTGTAGCTTTACTAGCTAGATCTCCGTTTGCTACGCCAATAAACTTCTGTGCAATCGTGTTACGAGCTGCTGCAATATCTAAATCACCCAAAGATGGGACAGATACGAAGTTATTGAAGTCAGATGGGATAGCACCCTTGTTAGCAAAAGCATCATCTGCGCTGCTTACTGAGTGAATAGTGTTTCCTTTACCAGTTAGGTAACGTGTTAACGCTTGCCCTGGCAAAGTGGTATTTAATCCACGCACTTCTGCAATTGTTGACCATAATCCATAATAAGCGTCTTTACGCTTGCCTACTTCTTCGATTGCATCAAATGCTTCTGCAAAGATGCGTGATTCACGACGTGGAAGGACCATAACTGCTAGACGATAGATCTTATCTGCAGCATCTTTGTCCATAACGTCAAAGACATCATCAGTAAATATAGGTGCAAGTGTAAACTTAGCCTTAGCACGGTCAATTCGGTAATTAACATACTTCATTGAGAAGCGTGCAATACCCTTAAAGTTAGTTGAATCAGTTACATTTTGAACAAGTTGTTTTTGTCCGTTAATAAAGACTTCAGCAATACCATCTGCTGTAGTTGCACCATCAAAGAATGTATCTTCTACTAGTTTCGGACCAACTTGCTTAAGATTAATAATTTTTTTGCCAGTTGTAACAGCTGCAATACGAGCTTTGCGTGCTGCGTTCATCCTAGGAACTAGTACGCGCTGTAGACCAACGTTACCCTTAAACATCTCGCCTAGTTGCTTGGTATTCTCAAAGAACGCCTTAGCTGTAAGTGCATTAGTAACAGGAATATCTGCGGTTTGGAACTGCTTGATAACAGCAGGACCTAGTTCTGGTGCAAGTAATGTTAATTCATCTTTGGCTTGAGCGATAGCAATAGGGTTCTTTGCCTTCTGTGCCTGTGTTAGTTCATTAAGTTTGGCACCATACTGGTTCCAGAACTGAGCAACCTGTGGCTTAGCAAATACATCTGCAACTTTACCCTTACCAATAACAACTTCAAGAGCATATTGGTTAACATCGTAGATGCGTTTAGCCTTACCTGCAAGCAAAGTAGGATCTGCAAATAATCGGTAAGCAGCATCTACAGATCCAGAGATAGCCTTGTAAAAGAACCCTGAACCTTCTAGTTCTCCTGGAAGAATTGCGTTAGCAACAAAACGTCCTGGTGAATATTTAGATGCGTTAACTGAATCAAGAGTATCTTGGAAGTTGGCACGTGCTGCTTCTATATCTGCTTCAGCAATTCCTGGAATAACCTTGTTAGTAGGATCTGCAAGACGTAGATACTTAACCTGCTCAGGTGTAGCAGACTTCATAATTATTTCTGGTTTTTCACCAGATGCAATACGCATCGCTACATCTACTGCGTCGTTGCCCCACTTAACCTTTGCATCAATGATGCGGTTAGGACTAAATACTTTATCGCCTTTATCGTTTGCTACATCCCAAGCAGTACCAAGATCTAAGTCTTGATCTGCAGCAACAAGTGCTGTACGAGCTACACGTGTAGAAAAGTCTGATACTTCTTGGAGTCCAGCCATTGTTCTTGAAAATACCGTACCAATAGCATTGGCAACAGCACCACCTGTGTAGTGCCAAGCAGTGCCAAACAAACCACGCTGTGGTTTGATGGCCGGATCTTCGTTACCAAAGTTCTTAACAAGATCTGCTTGCTCACCTGCTGTAAGTTTTTTATACTTTGCGTTAGCAGCATCTGGTGGCAGATTAGACAATTCTTTATGAACTGTTAATGACTTGTAAAATTCGTCAATGCGTTTTTGTTCTGAAGGTGACAGGCCAGCTGCTACACCTTTGGCTCTTATATTATCAGCCACTAGTTACCTCGCGCTAGAGCATCCTGATATAAGATACCAATAGAGCCGTCGGTGTCATATGGAAGCATTTTTACTAAAATGTCAGATAGTTTTTCGCTAGACTTAGCCATCATCAATGCAGATGAACCTGGTCCTGCACCACGATCAATACCTGCAGTGATTGGCTCATTAGGACGCTCTGTTGGTGCAAATAATTCTGTTACTGGTGCCTGTGTTGCCGCTTCGCGTACATCGCCTGCACGAGCAGGACGCACATCACCAGTCTTGGCTAGCGGAGCGCCAGACTTAATAGCCTGTGTCTCAACACCTTCACCATATGCGGTAGAACCCATTTGCAAATTATCGGTACGTGTAGAGAATTTACCTGGACCTGCTGGTCCTGCCAGTGGATTTAACATACTCACTGTTGGTCCTCCTCTAATTTTTCTAAATCGTTTGCCATATCTTCCCAAGCCCTGTTGGTTTGAGTAATATGATTTGAATGGTAAATAGATAGTTCCATTAGTTCACCTGTTAAGGTTTCAACTGATGAAGCAATGTTGTGTAGAAAACCTATTCCTACAACTACAAAGTCAAGAAAGCGCACTGGACGAGGAACATAATTGTCATCTTTCATCGCCCAGTACACCCTCCATTAAAAAGTTATTATCCCTTTTTTACTGCGTTGCCGCGTCGTCCTGCTGGCATCATTGATGGTACTACCTTGCCTGGTCCTGCTGGCTTAGAAGTATCCTTCTTACCTTCAGTTGGCTTTGACATAGGTGCTGCTGCACGTGATCCTTTGTTCATTTTACACCTCCTCTGATTATGCTGCGCCGGTAATACCAGCTAGTAGTTGGGCTATATCGGGACGTTGACCAGCAGCAGGGGCCTGACCAGCTTGTTCTTGTGGAGGTTGCTGCGAGGCAGGAGCGGGGGCCACACCTGCTGCTGGAAGTTGTTGCTCCATACCTGGTGCCATAGGTGGCATCTGCGGGGTTGGAGCTGGTTCTGGTGTAAATGCTTTTTCGATTGTGCTCTCTAGCGATTGGCCCTTTTGCCGACCTTGGATAACAGACGCAATGCGGGTGATAATCTCACTAGGGTCTTGACCTTGCGCTGCAAGGGCTGGAATGGCTTGAGCATACTGAGCAACAGCCACCCGCAAAGAATCGCGCATCTCTTCAATATCAACACGTTGTTCCTCCTGCGTAACATTTAGATCCATTGGGATCTCACGACGTACATAGTCACGAGAGACTAACTTGTCTGAACGCATTTGTAGTAAAGCAATGATGGCACGGTTAGGGTCCATACCAGACATAATTCCGTAGCGTACGTCTACGCCGTACTCACCCTTAATGTCACGAGATGGTGTGTACTTGAGAACGTAAGGTGTTCCATCATCTGTTCCCTTGATGGTCTTTGGAATACCAGCAAATACTTTCTCATCTGCTTCAAAGCAAACAGAGATAAGTTCTTGGAACATACGAGCAAACTGTGCTTGAGCTGCCTTGATCTGTGTATCAAAGCCTGCCTGAAGAGCTTGTACTCCACGTCCTGTAACAACAGATGCGCTAGTCTCACCAGTACGTGACTCTGGGTAACGAGCACCCATACGAAGTTCACGTTCTAAGACACTTGACTCACCAAAGATACCGGCTGGAAGCTCTAGGGGAACTCTGCGGATACCTTGTGGATTAGAAGAACGCATAATGGAATCTGGACCAAGGGCCAGTTCCTGTACATCTTGTGGGATAGCAATAGGAGCTTGGATAGACTTCTCAGCTGCTTGAATCTGTAGGACTGCAAAGCGAGCACGAGCTAATTGAACACCCAGTACGTCATCAAACTGACCGCGTGCTTGGCCATCAATAGATGGACGCATAGAAACACGGACCATACACTCACCGATTGGGTTAGGTGTCTTAGATAGTACAAGGTTCTTACGATCTGGTAGATAGATAAGGTCCTGGTCTTTGTCGTGGTAGCGAATCAAAGATAGATATGGGGAACCAGGTGTGAACTGGTTGCGTCCCATAATCTCATTAGCAAACTCAGGATACATACTAGCTAAGTTCTGTGCATCCATACCAACGATTTGTGTCAAAGATAAGCAACGACCAAAACGGTCTAGCTCAGGATAAGCGCCAAATGGGTTAATTAGCTGAATGATTGGGTTGTTATCGTCATAGTCTAGCTCTACTCGTGCAATAAGCTGACCGTAGGTGTTATACCAATCGGCTCCGGTATACATCTGTATGCCTAGTTCAGACTTATCTATATAGTAGTTAGCAATACGACCACGAAGATCTGCAGCCTTACGTGCTGAGTCCGATACCATATTAGCTGCGGAGCAGTTAAATGACGGTAGCGGAGCCATAGCTTCAGCGAGGTCACGAGCAGAGACGTCAATGATATTGGCGACTAGAGGTTTTGCGTAATCCTCTGAGAACATCGCAGGGTAAACCTTTGAGATGTCTCCCTGACGTACCGAAAGGACGTCACGCATACGCTGATCACGCTGGGCGTAATGAGTCTGCAAGCGAGATACCTTTGCAGTTACCTCTTTAACATTTAGCATTAGAATCCTTTAGTAAGTAAGGCCGTTAACCTTTGTTGGCCATTCGACCTTATCTGTAGCAAGGGCTTGTGCCTTGCCTGCTGCATACTTGGCGTCAACTGATGGGTTGTATTGCGGAGTAGTTACCGCACCCTTGTCAATGTATTCTTCTTCGCCTTCGTCGTTTGTCTTAAAACCTGGTGTGATTGCCATTATTATTTACCTAGATTCCTTTTTGTTTTGGAGCAGGCTTTGGTGGACGTACTATTCCTGTTGGAATGATAGTTCTTTTACTTGATGGGGCTTTAGCCTTTAATGTTGGCTTAGGCTTTCCAGCTGGACCGCCCTGCTTCTTTGGTGTCATTGCCATTTTTATCTCCCTAGATAAATGTCTTGTGTTGTTCTAATAGCATCTCGTCAATGTTGACGACAATCCTTCTTCCCATCTCAGCTCTTGAGAGGAAAGGATTTTTGAGGTGGTGCGTTGCGTACTGTCCATAGTTAAGCATCTCGCGTGCTCTAATTTCACAGAACCACAAGGCCATAACCATATCGGTCTTACCCTTAGTCGTTGGA